TTGGGACATCAACTTATTGCTGATAAACTTGCTACTTGGATCAGCACAAAACAATAAATAAAGTTAACTGGATTTCTCCTTAAATAGCTAAAGCAGAATCTATACTAAAACAAAATCTTATTGCAAGTAAACCTGTAGATTGCAAGGAAATCAAATTACAAATTGCAGAAACAAAAAGCTAATTATCCTCAAGGACTGGTGAACTAAGTAAAAGATGCTCCGTAGTATCCCCAACAAAGTAGATTTCTATATTACTAACGTCTGTAATTACACCTGCAACAGGTGTAATCGTTTCAACAACTATGACTTTAAAGGTTGGCAGAAATGGTCAGACTACGAATTCATCTATAAACACTGGGCCAATCTAGTTGATCTGAGAGCCGCTACTATCATGGGCGGTGAACCATTGTTAAACCCTACAATATTAGAATGGGTCAACGGCATTAATCACTTGTTTGGAATCGAAGTTCAAATTTTAACCAATGGTACTAGATTCAACAAAATACACAATTTATACGAGGCCATGTTGTGGACAAGTCCTAAAAATAATTTTCCAAATCACATAGGGGTAAGTTTACATAATTGGGCAGACTGGCCAGAAATGCAAGCAGACATTCGAAAATTCCTTAAAGCCCCTATCATCGAACTCGGTAAAGACAACAACCCTTGGGGCAGTGATTTTTATTTTGAAGACAGCAACGGAGTAATGATAAATGTTTATCAAAGTAATAATTTTGGTTCCGCATCGATCAAATCAAATGGCACCGGCGGCCTGACATTACACAACAGTGACCCAATACTAGCACACCAAAACTGTGCGTTTGCACGTTGGAAGAGTTATCACTTTATTAAAGGAAAATTATACAAGTGCGGCCCGGTAGCACTGATGCCTGAGTTTGACCACCAACGGGCATTGGACATTTCTGAGAGCGATCGAGAATTATTAAATTCATACCAGGCGCTAAGTGTAGACAATTATTTAGACTACAACGAAGAATTTTTTACCAACTTAGATAATCCTATAAAACAGTGTAAATTTTGCCCAACAGAATATGATGCTGAAAAAATCTTTCCAATTCGAAAAGGTTCGTAATGTTCGACGAGTCATTCTATCGTATTGATTCTGGAGAAATTTTTCATAAAAGTTCTTGTATGTGGCATGAACGCACCACAGTTGATTTTCTAGCCAGCATGTTAGTCAATTTTGGTTATATTAAAACTGATAATTATAGAATTTGGAAACGAGGGTATCAAACCGTTGTAGTTTGTTTTGCCGACGACTACAGTGTTTGTCGTCAGAGTTGGTCATTACCACCAGAGCAATGGTTTGATCAACATACTGTGATCATTACAGACAATTATGTTAATTTTCCAACACAATATCAAGTTAAACAAGTTCCTGAGAGTTATTTTGGTGTGTTTAATTATAAACCCGATGGTCAGGTGTGGAGCCCCACTTATAGATTCAATTTTTCAATTAACCGCCTTGACAGTCAGCGACTACTAATTTTATTAGAATTATTAACGCAAACGGAAATAGACCAAGATCTTGTAAATTTTAATTGTTTTGATGCTGCCAGGGCCAATCATTCTCTGGATGAAATAAAAACTAATTTTATGAAAACATGGAATCAACTTGTAACAGTACAAGAAAAATATAAAACACTAATACCAGAGTTAACCAATAATGTTCCTATTAGAAATCATGCACTGACTATAGAACAGGCACATGTCAGTGCATGGGTAAACATAGTGGTTGAAACCTATGCTGGCGACCACACGATTGCATTTAGTGAAAAAATATTTAGAGCATTAGTATCGCCTGCACCGTGGACGGTGTACAGTGCTTTTGGTGCAGTTAACTATTTAAAACAGTTGGGATTTGATGTATTAGATGACATAGTTGACCACACTTATAATTTAATAACTCAAGACGACACACCACACGGAATTAAAAAAGTTGAGACATTTATATCTAGTAATATACGGCTTTACCAGGAATTGCAAAAATTAAATTTTGAACAAGTAAAAAAACGATGCCAACAAGCAGCTATACACAATCAACAACGTTTAGCTGAGTTGCAACAGCAATGGCCAGCCGATTTTGCACAGTGGTTATTAGACGTACTGCCAGAGCTAAAAACTGGTAAATAAACAGAACTGGAGTTTCCTATACTATGGCTGAAGCAGAATCTACACTACAAACACTAAAACAAAATCTTATTGAATATGCTCGCTTGCAAATGGGCGATCAAATCATTGACATTGAGCTAGATGCCGAGCATTTTGAAGCTGCCTATCGCAACACCATTGGCACTTACCGCCAACGGGCACAGAATGCCTACGAAGAATCATATACTTTTATGGAGTTGGTGTCCAATGTTAATATCTACACCTTACCTCAAGAAGTCATAACAGTTAGACAAATTTTCCGTAGAACATTTGGCGACTCAACAGGACCATTTGCCAGTAATTTTGATCCATTCAGTCAGGCAAGTATGAACGTGTACTTAATGAATTTTAATGTAGCAGGTGGCCTTGCTACCTATGATTTTTATGCACAGTATGTAGAACTAGCCGGTCGTATGTTTGGAGCCTACATGAATTATTCATGGAATTCTGTAACTAAAAAATTACAACTCATGCGTGATCCTAAAGGCACCGGAGAAAATGTATTACTTTGGACCTACAACTTAAAACCAGAAGTAAACCTACTCAGTGATTTTCAAATTCAACAATGGATTCGTAATTATTTTGTAGGCAACTGTAAATTAATTATTGGTGAAGCTCGTGAAAAATTTGCCACTATCGCCGGTCCGCAATCGGGTACCAGTCTAAATGGTACAGCTATGAAAGCCGAAGGCATGGCCATGATGCAACAAGGAATTGAAGATTTAAAGAATTATGTTGATGGGTCAGCTCCTATTACTTTTGTCATCGGCTAGATTGGTAAACACATAATAGACTTTTAGTTTTACCCATGCTATAATACATCATGAGCACATCCTTGATGATTGATTTGGAGGGGTTAGGAACAGGTCCTGATGCGACCATTTTAACCATCGCCGCCCAGAGCTTTGACCCATTTGGCACAGGCTATTATGACCGTTGCTATTATGCTCGTATCACATTAGAAAGCCAACCAGACCGTAATATACAGCAAGATACCATTGACTGGTGGGCAACCCAGCCCGAAGCACAGGCCGAAGCATTTATGGAAGAGAATCGTATCCCTTTAGATCAAGCACTAGATAGTCTTTATAAGTTAGCTTGGCAACACAAACATATCTGGGCCAACGGAATATGCTATGACATGAATATTCTCGAGCATGCTTATAAAAGCTATGGCAAGGCATTACCATGGCAGTTTTACAATGTGCGCGATGCTAGAACAGTATATAGCTTGTGGCCCGACTGCCCTCGTCCGCCTACATCACATCATGCTCTTGAGGATTGTCGTCGTCAGATTGACATGCTTCAAGCTACTCTTAAACACTTAAATCTAAAGGCAATCAAATGATTATAGGAATTTGTGGGTTAATAGGTTCGGGCAAAGATACCATTGCTGATTATCTTCAAAATATACATCAATTCCGCAGAGAATCATTTGCCCATACATTAAAAGATGCTGTGGCCGCAGTATTTGGCTGGGATAGAGACATGTTAGAAGGCCGCACTCGTGAAAGTAGAGAGTGGCGAGAACAGGCGGATCCATGGTGGTCTGACCGATTGAGTATGACTGTAACACCACGGTTGGTACTACAGGTTTGGGGTACTGAAGTGGCCCGTAAATCCTATCATGACGATATCTGGATTGCCAGCTTAGAAAATAAACTGCGCAAAACACATGATGACGTGGTTATTTCAGATTGCCGTTTTCCTAACGAAATCAAGGCAATTAAAGCTGCAGGTGGTATTGTTATCAGGGTAGTGCGTGGCCCGGAACCTGTGTGGTTTGAGCTGGCTCAAACGTTAAATCAAGGACCTACTCGTAATACGGCATGGCGCCTAAGCAAAAACCAATTAGAAACATATAATGTTCATGCTAGCGAGACTGCTTGGATTGGTACCGAGTTTGATGCTATTATTGATAACAACGAAGATGGTATGGATAACTTATTC